CTAACTTACCTGCAATAGATCTTTTCTTTCTGTTCTTTGCTTGTTCTTTGCGTTCTTCTTCTGCCTGTGTACAGATAAGATATACTTTATTGTCTTTGTCTTTTTTTTCTTCAAATAAATGTGATATGTTTTTCCAAATCTTATCTAACTTATCAACTCTACAATTACACATTCTAGATAAGACCTCCATATCTTTTGGAATACGAAAACTACGCCAACAATGACAATACAATAAAATATATGCGCCTTGTTCTTCTAATGATAACTTCATTCTGTTTGGATCTGATATCCAATCACTTGCATAAAATTGAAAAGCAGGGCTTTGTTCGTCTGTTGTAGATTTTCTCATTTATTACACATATTAAGTTAGGTTAATATCAGTTTTACATTAAGAGAAACTACGTGTCAAGTGTGTCTACTATCTTGTATGTAGTTGTAGGTGTAGTTGAAGGTGAAGATGAAGATGAAGGGGATACTTTTGCTATTAGCAAAACGATACGATTTTATAGCAATGCTATAGCAATGCCATTGTTTATAACCATTCTAAAGAAGGGAGGTGGTGCGGAAACCTAAACTAAAATGAAAGAGGGAAAAAACCGCACCACGATATAGCTTCCACTCTCGCTTTCACTATATATACGGTATACTTTTAACCTATTTTATAATGGTCTACGCCTACCGTTTAGGCGCAATCTCTAAATCTGGTCTTATATAACTTATATCATAATCACCTAATTGTGCAATCTGATATGCACGAAAAGGTGGTATTACTTGCCATTTAGATACGGCAGGATGTGAGATCCCCAGCATACGTGATAAATTTTTACCACCATATTTACCTACAATCTCTTTCTTACGTTCTTTTGCTAATCCTACCTTTTCTATCATGTTTCACCCTGTTGTATTTTTGCAACAGTAGTGTGTCTTAATTGCAACAGGTATTTAGACCTATCCTCACACTTTATTGCTTCATCTGTAAGCACTAATATATCATCTGCTTTGTTGTAATGTTGAGGGATAACACTAGATCTGTCAAGATTAATAATTTCTTTATCAATCCTTTTTTGTTTAGCTTGTAATTCCTCTATAAGTTCATCTAATACACTTGCCATAATTTGTTCTATATTTGTTTTGTTAACAAAAGTCAATCTATATACTTGACTTACGTTAATATATCATTTAACTTAACTTAATCAATAATAAATTAGTGAAAAAAGGATAAATATGACAAGCATAATAGCAAATGGTGGCAATGATACACCAAGTTATCCAACGGTATCTGTTGGTGTACATAAGGCCAGATGTGTAAGAGTAATAGATCTCGGTACACAGCAAAACGATTATCAAGGGCAGATTAGTTGGAAAAGACAGGTAATGTTGATATGGGAAGTACCATCTGAAACAGATAATAAAGGTGAACCATTAACAATCAGTAAGTTCTATACGTTATCATTAAATGAAAAAGCAAATCTTGCTAATGATTTAGTATCATGGCGTGGTAGACCTTTTACTGAAACAGAAAAAAAAGCGTTTGATATATCAAAGGTAGCAGGTAAACCGTGTAGTATAAATGTTATACTAAATCAAAAAGGTAAACCAAAAGTATCAACCGTTATGCCAATAGGTAAGAATGATGAGATTGCACAACAGTTTCATCCTAACATGGTATTTAGTATTACAGACTTTCAAGAAAAAAAGATGGAAGTATTTAATCAATTACCCGAAGGCATAAGAAACATTATCTTAAAATCTAAAGAGTTAGAAGGTACGGAAAAACAAGATTTAGGTGATGAGAATAATGCACAAGATCTTGGTGATATTCCGTTCTAATGAAAATAACAAATAGATCAAATCTACCAAAAGTTATTGAACGGGCTGTAATAAATGATCCCTATGATAGTAGTGGATCTAATATATCTACAACCCGTTTGATTGCACCACCTAGAATAAGAGTACTAGAAATGCGTAACTGGGATCTTATTGAAGATGATGTATCAAATAGAATATTCTCTTTACTTGGTCAATCCGTACACCATATATTAGAGAGATCTAAACTAAAGGTAGATCTAGCTGAACGTAGATTGTTTTACAAAGATGATAAGATAACTAATGGATGGACATTAAGTGGTCAGTTTGATTTGTTATCTAGACAAGGTGATCTAACAGATTTTAAAGTTACATCTGCATGGGCCGCACTTGATGCATTGACTAATGGTAAAGACGAATGGGAAAACCAACTTAATGTATTAGATTTTCTATGTAGAAAAAATCAAAAGACATTGACAAGGTATAAGAAAGAAGTCAAAGTTAAATCATTAAACATAATGGCTATACTGCGTGATTGGTCAAAACTAAAAGTAATGCAATCAGACAACTATCCAAGAAAACAAGTTGTTATGATACCTATACGTAGATGGTCAGAAGAAGAACAAGAAAACTATGTACAGGCACGTATTAAATTACATCAAGATGCAGAAAAAACAAATGATCTTCCATTGTGTACAGCAAAAGAAAGATGGCGAAAAGAAGATAGCTATGCTCTTATGTTAGACAATAGAAAAACTGCAAGACGTGTACTACCTACAAGACAAGACATGGATAAATATATGAAAGATAATAAATATGTTGAAGGCCAAGGATGTAAGGTAGTATTCCGTGCAGGTGAAGATGTTAGATGTCAGCATTATTGTAGTGTTAATCAGTTCTGTAGTCATTTTATGAATGTGAGTTTCTAATGAATAAAAAACCTAAAATAATAAGACCTTTCATTGTTACAAAAGATCCCATGGTTCAAAACCTATTACATAAGTTTGCTAAAAGATCGGAAGATGGAATAAAAAAATACAATGTAACTATGCTACAAGCAAAGAAACCTATAGAAAAATGGATAGAAGATGCACAAGAAGAAGCATGGGATCAAATTGTCTATCTTGAAAAAATCAAATCATTGTTAACCAAACTAAACTAGCGATAACATTTATTATTTCTATTATCTTTTTAATCTGATAAAATAACAGGTTATGAAGATTAGTGATAATACATCTGTAGCTATGCCAATGCGTAACCTAATAGCAATAATAGGTGCTGTCGCTGTTGGCACTATGGCATATTTCAATATAGTAGAACAACTAAATAAACACTCTACTACGTTAGAGTTGATGGCAAAAGATCAAGAACACAATACAGAATTTAGAATAAAGTGGCCACGTGGTGAGATGGGATCTCTACCTGCGGATGCTGAACAGTTTATGCTTATAGAAGATCTATATAAAACTGTAGAGAAGTTAGAAAAAAATCAAGAAATGAATATGACTAACAAAGTCAATATAGAATTTTTACAAAAACAAGTAGAGAAAATGGCGCAAGATTTAGAAAAATTAAAAGACAAAGTTAGAGCAAATGGTAACGGAGGACATTAATGATTGAAACAGTTATAGCATTATTAATGATAGTCAATAATGAAATACAAGAACATAGAATACAACCTTCTATGTCAGAATGTTTAAAAGGTAAGAGGGTTGCCGATAGGCAGTTAAAGTCTGGTGGTAATGTTAGATATCAATGCTTAAAATCAGAAGCAGAAATTGAAATATATTTAGATAAAAAACATATAAAAAAATTAATATTAAAATAATATGATAGACGAAGATAGGACATACGAAAACGAAGTTAGATATAACAATGATAGATTGGATAATAGAAAAGATAGGCAAAGTATCAAGATCAATATTCCATTGGACTTGGAGGGTACAGGTACACCGAAAGTATTACAGAAAGAAAAAGATAAATAATGATTAAATTTATTTTAGTAATGCAATTATGTGTAAACGGTTTATGCTATCCACCATTACCTAATGATATATTTGATAGTTATAAAGGATGTATTATAGCAGGTTATGAAGAAAGTTTAATATTTATAAATGATATGGATGAAGATAACTTAAATAAATCTAAACCAATAATAAGATTTTGGTGTCAAGAAGAAAAGCAAAAAGGTCTTGGTACATGATAAAAACAAAGAAAAAAGCTGTAAGAAAAACTATATCTCATAGTGTCATATCGTATAAATTAGATGAGATAAAACATTTAGTACACAAAAATTCCAAGGATATAGAGGAGTTAAAGAAACAAGTAGCTATGGGTAAAGGTGGCATAAAAGCCATATTTGTGATAGGTTCTTTAGTAGCATTAATATTAGCATTATTAAAAATGTTTACATTATGGAGATAGATTATGGCATGGTTTAGTTTAGCAAAGATTGCAGTACAAGCAGGTACACATATATTTAAAAAAAGACAAGAAACAAAAATGATGATGGCAGATGCACAATACAAACACGCCGAAAAGATGGCTAATGGATCTGCTGAATATCAAGGTAAATTATTAGAAGCCAGACAATCAGACTGGAAAGACGAGTTCATATTGATACTGTTAAGTATCCCTATCGTAATGTTAGGATTTGCGGTATGGTCAGATAATCCTGCACACATGGAAAAGATGAAATTATTTTTTGAATATTTTTCACAACTTCCATTCTGGTATCAGACAATTTTTGTGGGCGTGATAGCATCTGTGTATGGACTTAAAGCAACCGATCTAATAAAAAGGAAATAATATGGCAAGTGGATATCATACTACCAAAAGTGGAAAGAAAGCAAAGAAAGGTTTATATTACTATATGAACCGTAAGAAGAAAGCTGGTACATCTAACCCGAAATCTAAATCTACGGTTAGTGCAAAGGCATATAAAAACATGAAAGCTGGTTTTCCAAAATTTGGTAGAGCATAATATATGGGTTATAGCAAGGAACATAAAAATCCTAGCGGTGGTCTTAACCAAAAAGGTAGAGATTATTTTAAAAAAACCGAAGGATCTAATTTAAAACCACCTTTATCAAAAGGTAAGAGTGGCCGTAGAATATCGTTTGCGGCCCGTTTCGGGGGCATGAAAGGCCCAATGAAGGATGATAAGGGTAGACCTACCAGAAAAGCATTAGCGTTAAAAAAATGGGGGTTTGCGTCAGCAGAAGCGGCAACTAACTTTGCTAATAGAAATAAGGCATAATGGATTATAACGATTTAAAAGAACGTATTAAGAAACATGAAGGATTTGTAAACAAGATATATAAGGATAGTCTTGGTTTTGCCACAATCGGATATGGCCACCTTGTAACAAAAGAAGATAGTTATGAAGAAGGTGTAGAATATACAGAAGAAGAATTAAGCAAACAATTTGATAGTGATTTTACAAGAGCAGGATTGAATGCAGAAATGTTATTAAAAGATAATGAAATATCTACAATACAATGGGATGCTAAATGTGTTCTAATTGAGATGGTATTCCAATTAGGTATAGGTGGTGTTGGTAAATTTAAAAAGATGTGGGCCGCACTACAAAAAGAAGATTATGGTGAAGCATCATTTCAAATGATGGATAGCCGTTGGGCTACACAAACTCCCTCACGTGCCAAGTCTTTATCTGAAATTATGAGAAGTTGCAAAAAGTAACTATTTCTAGTATACATTGCATAGTGTTAGTACTAGAAGATATAATAATTAATTATGAGAACAAAAGTGAAACACCTATTGTTAAAGACGTACACATACATAATGGTAAGTACACTTTCGTTGATCCTAATGAAAAACTTAAAAACCTAGAGGAGTGGATAGACGGTTCACCTGTTATAAAATATGACACACAAACGCATACTCGTTATTAGTGATCTTCATATACCATATCATCACAAAGATAGTTTTGAATTTTTACGTGAAATTAAAAAAGAATATAAGCCAGACTTCGTGGTTAATATTGGTGATCTACTTGACTTCCATGCTATATCTATGCACTCTCACGATCCAGACTTATATTCTGCTGGACACGAATTAGATAAATCAAAAGAATACATTAAACAATTAGAAGATATATTTCCTCAAATGGTAGAGGTAGAGAGCAATCATAGTAGTTTAGTATATAGACGTGCATTAAAGTTTGGTATGTCAAAACAATTCCTAAAAGATTATGGTGAGTTTCTAGGTACAAAGAAATGGAAATGGGTAGATGATCTTACTCTTACTATGTCAAATGGACAAAGATGTTTTTTTACACATGGTAGATCTGCGGATGTATTAAAGGTATCACAAACAATGGGTATGTCAGCAGTACAAGGGCATTATCATACAAAGTTTCTTGTATCTTGGTGGGCCAATCCAGATAATCTTTTCTTTGCTATGAATGTAGGATGTTTAATAAATCAAAAATCACAAAGTTTTGCATACGCTAAAAATTTTAAAACTAGATTTATACTAGGATCTGCAATGATAGTTGACGGTTATCCTAAACTACTTCCAATGGTTCTTAATAATAAAGGTAATTGGATAGGTAAATTAGTTTAAGCGTAACTAGATTTTTTAGTACCAAATTTAGGGAATGACTTTTTCTTTTTAGATTTAGCCATAGCATTCTTAATAGCGTTACTTCTTCTTGTTTCGTAACCAGACATTTTACCATCTTTATTAAGATCACCTTTGTTATGTGTTTTTCCGTGTGGCATATTACTCCTTTCTAGGCATTACGAAGCAAATAATCTTGTTGTTTCAGTTGGAACAATAATACTTCCTGTTCCTGTATATCTTGTACCTGCTGTAATTCTAATATCGTCTGCGTAGCCAACCCACGCCCTTTGACTAATATTATCAATAGGTGAAAATACGTTATAATTACTTGGCGTAGGATTATACTGACTTGAATTTCTAGTAAGTGAACCAATGTATGTACCGTCTAACCAATATTTAATATTTGAAGAAGAACATTGAAAAGCCACGTGATACCATTGTCCAGTTGATATATTGCCTGTCGTTGGATATTGTCCTTGATATGTTTCTGAACCAGTATATTGATATATACCAACTCTACCTGCACTATCTATGTAAATATTAAAATAAGTATTTCTTACAGAAAAGAAACTTTGATTGGCATAAGCACCACTTTGATTTCCTGTGACATTTCCTCTATTTGTTTCTAAATAGAAAAAACCCTCAAAACATATATCGCTTATCTGGTCAAATCTTTGAGAAGATGGAACAGCAATATCTATGTAATCTGCACTTGTTGAACCTGCTGAATAATAAGATTTACTACCAAACTTTTTTTGTGTTGTACTCAAAACGACATTTGAAGTAGTAATAGTATTGTTGTTATACCCATTGTTTGTAGTTAAACTATTTTCAGCATTTAAGACACAAATCGTGCTTGTCCACAATGGGTCACCTTGTTTATTTCCTATTGAAAATTGTCTTGTTGATGTTTGATTTTCTGCGTCTGTTGCTTGAACTGTAAACGTAGTTGTAGTGTCACCACCACCCCCTTCTGGTGGGTGTGCCGTGTTTGTGTTTGCAGGTAATGTTCCTGTGATTTCACCATTAGAACTATTAATTGAAACTCCAGACGGTAATGAACCAATAGAAACTGCGTGTGCCGTTCCAACATCTGTTCCTGCGTCTAGTGTTCCAACGCTTGTTCCTTCATTGAAACTTCCCAAAGAACCTGCTGATGACGTAAATGCAGGAACGCCAGAAGTTGTAAAAGTAAATACAGCATTTGAACCCCCTGCATTAACTACTAATCCATTGGTGTAAGTTGCACCAGATTTAGCAGGTGTTCCCGTTACTGTAATTTGAGTTGTCGAATTTACTGTTACTGATGATGGTGACGAACCATCAAAAGTGACTGTTGTTGAACCAATCTCAAAATTCGTTCCAGTAATTATAACTGTTTCCCCACCTGCACTATTTAATATTGTAGGTGATATAGAAGTGATAGTAGGTGGTGTCGCAAAACCAACAAATTCTGAACCATTGGTTGTTGCTTCAAATCTTGAAAGAGTTGAATTATATCGTAATTGACCTGCTGTAGAGCCACGTTGAGCCGTTGTACCTAAAGCAATTTTAGTACCTGCTGTACCAGTATCAGTAATATTTTCAAATGATACATCAAGATTTGCACCAGCTATTTTATTATTTGGTGTACTTAAAAGATTTGCAATACTTCTAGCTTTTGTCATAGGATTTAAACTCCTACAAGTACGTTAGCTTCTTCTTCGGTAAGTTTTTCCCCAGCTATAAGTTTAGCTTTAGCACTAGATTTTAAATCTATTTGAGATTGTTTAGTTGTTTCATCAGTAATATCTAATTCAGCTATTTTTGTTTCAATATCTGCTTTAGCAATCGGTGTTGTTCCATTAAGCCAAACTATATTGTCTAGATTATCTTCTTCACAAGTAAATTCTGCTTTTGGATTTATTTCTTTGATTGCGTTTCCTAAGTTTTTTATTATCATTTTATTTTATCTCCTTATTAACTGTAAATTCCATTAGCAATTTCCCAAACTTCAATAGTAGAAACAGCACCACTTGATTGAGAACTGTTATGATTCCAAGTTTGATTAACTTTTAATGTGCCACCTGAACCATTTCTACAAATAATATCAAATGTTCTTGCGTTACCATTATTTGAAGATGGTGTATACATTCCACCAATAGTACGTTGTGGCAACCAGAAATTACCTGCGTTACTAAGATTACCCCAAGCACCAACTCCAAAGTGAGTAGTGCTACCCATATGAGTGTGACTTCTACTTGCGTCTGTAAATATTGGTGTTGTTGCACCTACTTGGCTATCTGAAATGTTATATTTCCAAGGGGTATCGTGGTTGCTTGGTGAACCATAAGCAACAGCATTTATCCAAAAGCTACTGTTGTTTGCAGTTGGTGTAATTGTGACTGAACAACCCCAACTTGCATAAGCACTTGAACTATTAAATGAACCATCTGATGTTCTTGTTCCTCTTTTAATTTGAAGAACTGCACCTCCGCTTGGTGTATAAAATTCTAAAGCATTACCACCAGAATTAACTCGTACACTTTGATTTGCAGAACCTAAAGATAAACCAGCATTCCATATACCACCAGAACCAGCCGCAAATACATCCCAATGTGCTGTACTTGTTGGTGCATTACCAGTTGTAGCT